GTTCGCCTATAAGACCGACATCATACCTCTCTACGAGAATGTCGGGATTACCGATGACGAATACGATGTCGTAGGCGTGGACCTCGGGGTTACCAACTGTAAACAAAAATTTTCACAAAATCCACCAAAATTTAACTAAATTTACAAGTACGATACTATAAACTTTAATAGGACAACCACAATGAAGCGTATGAAAGTAGTGCGAGTAACAAAAGACGAGGTCGAATTCGACGACGGGAGCATTCAGCCGATGATGTTCGACCTGGATTATGTTCCGACAGTGGAACAGATGCAAGAACACTGGGATAGAGCAGCAAAGTGCCTTGGAATTGAGGTGGAAGATGGGGAAGCGAATAAGCATAAGCAAGGCTAGTGACCTACTGGGTGTGTCCCAAAACACTGTCCGTGCATGGGAGAAGGAAGGTCGTTTCCGGTCATATAGGAACGGCAAGAAAGGTCATAGACGCTATGATGAAGATGAACTTAATTCTTACCTCGGCAAGCCAAACGGAAGCGATGGTTCGTCCAATCTAGGTGTGGCAATCTACTGTAGAGTCTCGTCAGCAGACCAGAAGTCACATGGCGACCTTGAACGGCAGAAGCTACGACTACTTGAATACTGCGCTACCCAGCATTACCGTGTTGACTACATCATGGATGAAGTCGGTTCGGGAATGAACGACAAGCGCAAGAAACTCCGCAAGCTGATGAAGCTGGCTAGGGAGCACAAGTTCAATAAATTGATTATTGAACGGTGCGACCGACTTACCAGGTTCAACTATGAACTTTTGATTGAATATTTCGACTCGCATGGTGTCAAAGTAGAGTATCTTGATACCGTGATAGGTAATTCGTTTGAATCTGACTTGGTTAAGGATATTCTATCAATCATAATGGTGTTCTCATCCAAGCTATATGGAAAGCGTAGTCGAGAAAACAAGCTCAAGATGAAAGAATTGAAGAAAATGGGGATGGCATAAGGTGAGTAAGCACTGTTGGACATTGAAGGATAGGTACGAGTCGCAGTTCTCCGCGGCGTTCTATCCTATGTATTTGTCCGACACCAAGCGAACCGAAATCATCCATCGTGCAGAGGAAATCCGTGCCGTAAGGAACGACATATCCGAAGTGTTCTTCTCGGATATGCTCAGCTTCCAAGACATGAGCAAGTTCGAAGCGTTCAACTTCTTCAATCCTACCTTTAATACTCGGTTATCGAGTCATTATTTGAAGAAGGCAATCGAGGATGTGTGGCGAGCCTATCAGCTCCGGTTCGACGCAATCCGCAAGAAGATTGAGTTCGTCAAGGTAGAAGAACTTGTTCCATCGTTCTATAAGATAAATACTCACGGACACAAGAAAGGTGACCTTAAATCTATTGAAGTCCATACAAAGAAGACGGAACTCACAAAGGCACTGACTTGGCTCGCCCGCTACGGCAAGTATGAAACCGTCTACTGGCTGGAATCAGTAATTCCTACCGTGATAGAATCCAAGCAGAAGTTCTACCGAGTCATCTTGGAGAAGATTAGGAAGTTCGGCTTTGAACGCCTTATGAGGTTGGCGCTGTCAAGAAGAACAACTGTATTTGCCGAATACGAGAAGCGTGGAAAGATTACCTTCGAATCACTTACATTCAGTGGTCGTAGCCGTATCAAGCGTCCTATCGTGGATGCTAGAAGGAATGAGACTGGCAAGTTCGATTATTTCATCGAGGTTTCTTGGGATTGGTACAACCAAGGCTACCGTGGCGATAGTCCAAATACCCTGTGTATGCCGTTCAAGTATAACAAGGCATACCATCGCTCGCTGAACCGATACTGTAATGGAACTGACACATCTTATACTATGGTCGTTCGGGGCAAGGACATCCATGTAGTGCTTGCACGAGATGGCTACCGATACAAGAATGACGATGAAATTACCGAAGAGAATACCGTCGGAATAGACGTGAATTCCAAGCACAATATGTTCGCATTGAGCAGCGGAGAGTTCATCCCGAACGACGATGCCTTGATAGCCGAACTTGAAACCGAACTGCTCAAGATAGACCAAAAGCAGAAGAACTACAATGCCAAGTTCAAAGAAGGTGAAGAACATGATGCGTTCAAGATAGCCAAGAGGGACAAGGCTCGCATAGAAGCAATCACCTTGAAACTGAACGAGTCCAACAAGAGAGCCATCGTTTTGCTCTGTCGGACATTTGCATCCAAGGGAATCAAGCACATCGCAATGGAGAACCTCGATGGCTTCCAAGGGAGTAGACTTCATGCTGATGATGCTAAAGGATTTAATCTGGGAAGGTTGCATTTAAGGACTGGGCTATCCTCGTTGAAGGACGAGTTCATCCATATTGCGCCTCATTACGGACTGCTAGTTTCGCTTGTGCAACCTGAATATACATCGAAGATGTGTGGCGAGTGCGGCTGTATCGACGACCGTAATCGCCAGACTCAAGAAGAATTTAAGTGCGTGGATTGTGACCATACTGAAAATGCGGACATCCACAGCGCAAAAAATATCAAATTCCGCCTTACCTCGACCGTGTTAAGAGGGCACCTGCTAGAAATAGCAGGGGATAGCGGATATAGGTACTTCCGGCCAAAGAGCTTGCCCAGGTGGCAAGTAAGGAAGTGCCTAGAAAAATGCCGTTGCAATGGTCTGTTCAAACGGACTATAGGAAATCACTCAAATTCTACTGCTTGTAGATTTTTGTAGATTTCTGTCAACGGTTTCAAGCATGTAAAGGCGGAATAATGAACAGGATACAGAAATTTGTCAAGAACGAAAAGAATATCCGCAGACTGAATACATGGTGTCTGCCATCATTGATGCTGAAAATCTTAACTGCGTTCATTGCATAATCCAAAAAGGCGAAAGCATTGGTGGGAAATACTTCGAAGGCGAGGACAACACGCCTGTAATCGAGTTGTTGAACACAGCACTTTCTATTGGTGAATAGACTATGAGTAGCAGTAGCGAAAAAATGGAAAGCAGTATTGACTTCTGCAATAAAGTCTGGCAATGAGGTGAAACGAGGCCATGGACCATTACATCGTTCCAGTGCAACGGAAGTTGATACGGTTAAGTATCTTTCTGAATTCTGGGACCTAAAAGGTTTTATTCGTGAAACCGTATTGAGCGCACGTAGTAAAACGTAACTACCACCCGCCGAGCAGCTTTTCGCAAGGCTGGTACGACGGGGATTCGGTAACATTTTCCACGCATTCTGGAACTTCGGGCGGCCTGAACAGGACGTCCTTTTTGAGTTCGTCCACAGTGGCGTTGACGGCGAATGGGTATTCGTCCTGTGTCGTCGCCTTTGCAGCATCCGTACCAGATTCCATTTCTCCCTTCTCGAATGTAGTCTTTCCGAGGAGGTTGTTGATGAAGTTTTCCTGTTCGGGTTTCTTCAAAACGTCGTCCGATATCTTCTGTCCAGAATCCACAGCCGTATCCACGAATACCTTCCACCAGTACTTTCTCTGCTTGTACTCGTATTCAGGCTGCTCGTCGGAAATCTTGGTCACCTGATACAAGATGTTGTTGAACTCGAACTTGAGCATGTCGCCCGACTTGGGGAAAATCTGCTGGGCGGTGTAACCATAGTAACGGAAATCTTCATATCCTCGCTGGTACCAGATTGGGTTGTGCTCTGTCGGGGAGCACAAGGGCTTGATGCCGTGTTCCCTCAGGGACTGGTAGTTACATTCGAGGAAGTAGGTCATCAGGAATTGGAGTTCCATCTTTCCGTCGAACTGGATTCCGTACCTGTCGTAAAGTTCCTTCTGCGGCTGGAAACCGATTAGCACCTGGAAGTCGAACTCCCTGTCAACTGTACGCAAGTTGTCCTCGTGGAACAGCGAGTTGTTGTCTACGTCCATCGTCACGGTGTAGTACTTTATGAATACACCCTGCCTCTTCACGAAGTCAGCCGACATCCTGTCGTAGCGCTCCTGGTCGAGGAACGCATTATGCCTGCGGTAGTGGAACCTCACCCCGAGGTTCCTGTCCCTTGACATGACTGGGTTGTTAATCTGGGCCTTCTCCGAACGTTCGACATAGGCCCCAAGTCTGTCGTTCCACAGATGCACGGAAACATGCGTCATGACCGAGAAGTTCTTTCGCTCCTCGTTCATAGCTCGGCAGTTTCCCCTCACGGGTATGATGAATCCGTTTACCTTCATGCAAATAGTTTATAAACTATTGGTATGGATACGAAACTGTTTTATGAATCTATCGGAAAGCTTGGCCTTTCCTTGAACCAGATGGAGGCCATCAAACGTCTGCATAAGGCGTGTTTCGAAGGTTTTGAACAACACCTGACCCTCCCGATGGCCGAGAACCACAATATCCATGACGCTATCCAGGCGCCCATGGCTACAAACAGTTCTCACTCGAACGACATGGGGTCGTACAAGAACCCGATGACCCTTTCCACTAACCCTAACGCCAACCGTGACCCGAAAGAGGAAATGAAGGAACTCTTCCCAGGGAAGATTCAGTGGAAGCGTGGGACGATTAAGACGGATAGCAAAATCAAGGAGATGATGGACAGAGCTCAGAAGCATCTCCCGAGCAAGTATCCCGTAAACTGCTTCAACACGACTGCACAGCCGATGGTGACTGGATATGCTTCCCCGAACAGGATGAACTACTCACCGTACAAGCAAGGTTGTGCTGTTGGCTGCTATGAAGGCGGGGGCGGCGGTGCCGACGTGGGTGCATAGTATGTACAACGTAACAGCAAAAAAGAACCGACCGATAGAATACTTGGTTATACACTATACCGCTGGTACAAGTTCCAAGGGCGGAACTGCCAAGCGTATAGCAACATATTTCGGTAAGCAGGATACAAAGGCGAGCGCCGACTTTATTGTGGACCAGGATGAAACTGTCCAGTTCAATCCAGATATCAGGAACCAGTATTGCTGGGCGGTCGGGGACAAGCTATACAAGACCTTTTCTACATCGCTGGGTGGAACCCTTTACGGTAAGGCTAGAAACGCAAACTGTATTTCTATCGAGATGTGTTCAGACAAGAAGAATACAAAGTCACTCAAAGTCACCGATACTGACTGGAGTATTTCGGACAAGGTTGTCGAGCGCACAGCGTTGCTTGCAAAGAAACTCATTGAGGAATATGAGATTCCGCTTGACCATGTCATCATGCATCACTGCATCAGCGGCAAACAATGTCCGCAACCGTGGGTGAGGAACGAGGAATGCCTGTCTAACTGGTATGACTTCTTGAAAATCATTGGCCCAGAGAAACTTCCGATGAATCCATTGTATTCGGCAATGACCAAATCCAATTTGAATTGCCGTGAGGCTCCCATTGTTGGCGACGTGGTAAAGACATACGAGAAGGACACCCAGATAGGAATATACGCTGAAAGGCGTGGATGGGGTCGAACCACTGACGGGTGGGTTTCACTAAACTATGTAGAACGGATATGAAAATAGCGGGTAGAACACCCGCTTTTTTATAACTTTCCCGATAAAAGCAAAATGGTCAGGACGACGATTGCTAAGACCACAAGTGGAAATATCATGTGGTTTCGACCGACGACGTTCCGTTGCCAAGGTCCTTGTCCACTGATTTCCAATCCTTCTCGACAAACTCAGTGTCGTCATGCTCTGGGAAAGTTGCGTCGTGAAGGTCTGAAATCACCGCTTCCATTGCGGAGGGCAGGTTCAGTTTCTTGATTTCGGCTTCGAACATTTCTTTCTTCAATGACATTGTATTCTCTCCTAGGAAATTGCACCAAGGCGTTTGGCCTCGTCGATATCCCTCTTGTTCATGATGTAGTATCCGTTGCGGTTATCTTCCGTGTTTGGTTTCAATGCACCAAACCTGTACCTGTAAGCGTCGATGTCGTGTGGGGCTGCTGTTCCAGTCACTTCGAGTTCATGCATGGGTACGAACTGTTCGGCGAACTGGTTCATGTCGTCCTCGTTCTTGAATCTGATTACGTCTACCTTGCTGTCGTTGTTCTTGTCCTTGATGAACATGAGTCTCGATTCGCTAAGTTCGTCGTATTCCTTCTTGTTCTTCATGAGGTCGTCAGCGTGACGGGCCTTCATGCTGGAATCGTTGGTTGTGGTCACGTTGTACTTTCCGCCAGACATCCTGTTGATTTCGTTCATCTTGTTCGTGAACGATGTTCCGTGCATGTTGGCACCCCACTGGGCCTTCGGTATGGTGACGTACTGCCAGATGTGAATCATCTCGTGGAGTAGGACTTCCTCGGCCTCGGTCTCGGTAATGTCGTTGAAGTAGTTTGAAAGGCGGATTTTGAGTTTGCCCACGTAGTTGTCGCCAACTTGTATGCTTCCAGGGGACGGCATGTTGCTGACGATGCATGAAGCGTCTCCGACAGCGTTTGTCGTTCCAGACATTTCGAACTTGACGTCCTGTGGCAGTTTGCCGCCGAAGAAACGAGAGTTGAACTCGTTGTACTTTCGTTTAGCCCATTCGCTGGAAATCCTAAGGTTGGTGTCCAGCTTGTCGATGCGCTCGAAAAGAGATTTGGAGAATAGTCCTTGCATAGTTAGAGTCACCTCACTTAATCATAGTTTATAACCTTGTGTGGGCGACTATCTGTTATAAACTGTATGTGTATAACGAATCGGTTCTTATATGCAAGCGGTAATGCAGACCAGCCAGATAATCGACCAGAACGCACCGAAACTCCTCATCAACTACGACGTTGCTGAGATGATACAGCGTGCAGTCGATGTTCTGAAACGATTCGGAAAGAACGTAGATGAAGTCAATCTCCTCGGGAAGAAGATGCATGGGATAACCTACCAGGATTCCGTGGTCACCATCATTGCCGACAGGATGAAACGTCATTACGCCGTTTACCGTAACCGAACGGGTACGCTTGTCGCTGGGATTGCGAACGGAATTGTGAACTCCTACCACTGGGAGATAATGTTTATCGACAACCATCTGCAACACCTGCTTGAACAAAAGGATAAGACTGTTAAGTAAATTTACTTGGGATGAATGCGTATGACTGACAACTACTCATTGTTCATGGAAGCTATATCTTAGCTTGGACTCACGAAGAGCCAGTTGGAAGCTACCAGCAACCTCTATAAGATTATCGCCAACCGCCCCAAGATTAACGGCGAGAACATGGGCGATATCATAAATGACGTGAACGAAAGGATGGACACGTATGCCACGTACCTCAGTAGCCAACCGCATACGAGGGAAGAGTTTTTCAGCAAGATTAACAAGAAGTGGCAAGAACTGAGGGACAAGTATAATTTGAAAGTACCCGAGGACAACTGGTTTGATGTAGACCTTCATTCGCTGACATGGATTCCTCGAATAAAGGACTTTGCATCAGCAGGCGTATATAGCGATGCCGAAAAGAGGTACGATTCCGATGCACAGGCAAAGGCATGGCTGAACATGATGTTCGACCGTCGTCGTAAGGACAGGTCCGACTTCCGAAGGTATCTCCAATGGGAACGTGATTGCCTCAGAATGAAGTTCCCTTCCCGTGGCGCTGGGATATCGGCATACGAGAATGACCCTGAAATCAAGGCAGCCCTGAAAAACGGTGGAATAGCTGAGCTCATCGGCAAGTATTGCTTGCAGAAGGCCATGATGCATCCTTTCATGGTCGGAATTGAGGAAGCGGACAACCCAGAGACCAAGCGTAAGTATGCTGACCTCTCTAACAGGATGGCATACATCGAAGACATAAAGTTCAACGGGAAAATCCCTAGTGACTATATATCTGGCCCAGACGAACTGTGGTTCGGATGGCACCATATTCCTGGCGGCAAGAGGGCTTTCACGAAGAAACGATTCAGCCGTTTCGACAATATGTACTCGAAGGCTCCGCCTACGCAAAATTTCACCTATTGACAATACGGCCTTCATATCCTATCTTTGTGGTATGAAGGCCTTTGTTTTTTCGGATTTTCACTACGACTATTACAGAAAGGAAATGTCGATGGATACGTTCGTATCCAACTTCCTTCCTGCAGATATTCTGATTATCCCAGGCGACATAGCAAGCAAGTTCAATGCGGCCAGAGACATTCTCAAAAGGCTGTGCGACATGTACAGCCATGTCGTATTCTGTCTCGGCAACCACGACATGACGACCCATCTGGATTACGGAAAGTTCAAGACTACCGAAGAAAAGATTGAATGCTTCCACAATCTGGCTGACTCCGTAGACAACCTGCACATGCTTGATGGCAATGTTGAAACCGTATGCGGAATCGCCATAGGCGGTTGCACTGGGATATGGGACTATACCTTCCTGAAACACCTTGACATACCGCACAGCAGGCAGGAAGTGGACAACAACTGGGTTTCTAACACCTACGACGGTAAGTACTGGAACTTCATGGGAAACGACATCACTCGTATCCGAGAGAGGATGAACCAGCAGTGCAGGTCCGTCCTCGCCCAGAAGCCCGACGTCATGGTTACTCACTTCGCCCCGATAAATTTCCGTGTCCCGAACGAGCATGGCAAGTTCAACTCGGTCTACTACTATTTCTCACCTGAATATATCGGCATGCTGAAACGGGGTTCCTTCTGGTGTGCGGGTCATACGCATACCGCATACAAGGTCGGAAACCTCTGTATCAACCCTATGGGATATCCAGACGAAGACCCCTATGGTTTCAACTCGCTAAAAAAGGAAGATTTCGTGATAGAGTTGATTCCGAATAATTTATTTTAGTGTATTAAAACAGGAGACCACCAAATGCAAGAAGTGAACAATGCGACAGACAGCGTAAGAAACCATAACGTGGGAAAGTCGGACTACGCAAAGCACAAAATCCAGCCATGGGATATCTGGATTGAATTCCAGTTGAACCCGTTCGATGCCGACCTCGTCAAGAGGACGCTCCGTACCAAGGCGGAAGGCGGCATGACTCCTTCCGAGGCGAGGAAGCTCGACTACGAGAAAATCATCCATATCTCCTCCGAGAGAATCCGCCAGTTGAAGTCTGGGGTCGAATGGCCTACGCCGACAGCCCTTCCGAACGGCGCCCGAGTTGACGAAATCATCGAGGAGTACCAGCTGAACGAGATTGACGCCGAGATTCTCGACAACCTTCTCATGAGGGAAGAAAACGTCGATTATCGTATCGGACAGTACGGCGTGGTCATCGAATGTGCCCGTCGACGCATCGAAGCATTGGCTGGTTTGATTGCCGAAGAGAAGAAAAAAGCGGAAAATGAGGCTAAAAAGCATGACAAAAAGCAAAAAATCATAGATTTGGCTGAAAAAACTGCAAAAGAATGCATCAAAAAAATTTCGGAAGGAATGTCAACATATAAACATATATCAAAGTCGATGGAATCGCTGCTGACTGAGATTGATTCTAAAGACCAGATTGATATGTTCAACGATTAACCGAGAGGGTGACATTATGAGCGTTTACGAAGACATGAATGTCGTCAACCTGTCCGTACTGGATGAGGCCGCCCTTTCCGAGTTCTATTCATCAAATTTGAACAAGCATTTCTGGTTCCAGCGCACTGACATCGGTCTTGAATTGAAGTATTGTACGGTGTTGGAACAGACAGGGCACCTTTGGTGGAAGAAGACAAAGCGAGTCGCAAGACTGGCGAACTTCACACCACAAGATGGGGATGACTACAACGTGTGTTCCGATATCGCCAAACAGTTTGGACATCTTATCGAGAAACACTTGCCAAGCGATTACGTTATAACCATCATGGCGACGTTGAAATTCATCAGAATTGAAACCCATCGCCAACCCGTGTACGACTACAATGTAGTCAACGTGGTGGAAAAGAACAGTAACCGACAGCTATCGATGGAAGAAATCATTGATATCTGCGGCAAGGCCAAGCTAAGGGCGCCCGACTTTGAGGTCGGAGAATACATGTTCCTGAGTCTTGGCGAGATGTTCAAATCCTTTGAGTCGTTCAAAAAGTACGTTCGTGAATGCGATAAAGACAATTACGAACTAATAGCTTTCAGAGCGACGGAAGAAATTCGATAAAAAAGTTAAAAAAATATCGAATTACCCCTTGACAAAGCTTTTGAATGTTTCTATAATTGACGCCAGAGAGGAACGGACGGTGTTCAACTGTATGTTCCTGCGTCGGATGGGGCCGTGAGTCCCGTCAGAAGATTGACAGTTCGGTTTTGCATTAGTTGCTAGGTTGATAACCTGACCCACGCCTGATAGTCTCGGCAATGGACTTGGATGGGTGTTAAATAATCTTGAATGCTAAGAACGGTGTTCCCATAGGTGAGGGAACCGCCGACAGCAATGTCGGAGACGCCTTGTTCGATACAGGTTGGAAGGCATCGTTCTTGCGTTCTCTTTTTCGGGGGTCTTCATATGGAGGTCTCCGAAAAAGGGAACGTCAGCGTTTCCTAGCGGCCAATAACCGCTATGCCGTTCAACGGTGGTGCCGGAAGCACCTTAAAAACTTGCGGGGTGTAGCTCAGTCTGGTAGAGCGCCTGCTTTGGGAGCAGGATGTCGTCAGTTCGAAT